TCAAGTATTGTTCTGGGCATTCTGCGCCTCCTTTGCAGTATTCAAAGTGACTCCCGCATAAACTCGCCAACTCGTACCGGCATCATCATTGGGCCAAATCGTGACATGCTTTCCACTGCAGATTGGCCATGCATGGAATTGTCGAATCCCATACATTTCATCGCCGAATGTATGCGCTCCCGGTTTTGTTGTGCAGGGATGATGCGGTAGCTCGTCCATGGTCATGGTATGCACATGGTAATGCTGCGGGTCTTTCTGATATTCAGCTCTCTGTAGGGCAACAGCTTCCTGCACGATCTTGTTAAGCCCTGCCTGGTCATACTCCATTTTGAAAGTTCCGCTCTCGAGCAGCTCGTCCAATGTTCCCTCCAGGGTCGTGTCACCCAGTGTGATGCGCACCTTCAGGTCATCCATTGCTCTGCGCCTCCTTCTCGGCCAGCAGCTCGGTCAGCTCCTTGTACTCGTCATCGGTCAACTTGCTTGCGGCATAGAAAACGTCCAGCTTGGTGCTCATGCCCTCCAGATTGCCGCGTTCGATCATGCGTTTACAGGTACGGTACAACATAGGTTTGTCCTTTCCGGGGCGCTGCCCCATCTTAAAATGTTATCATCCTCTTGGCAGAGGGTTTTACTCAGTGATCCCCAGCTCCAGCAGGGTCAGCCGGTAGGCCTGGTCAACGTTCAGCGCATCCGCATCTGCCTGGGCGGCTTGCAGGGCGGCCAGTGTTTCGGGCAGCTTGTCCAGTACCTCCTGCCGCTGCTGGGCTTCCTGCTTCTCCTTTTCCCGCTGGGCCAACTCTTCGGCGGTGTAGCGGATGTACCGCATCACCGGCACTTCCTCATCCCAGGCGGGCTGAGGGTCAACGCCGGGCACGTCGATGACCTTCACGGTGTCCCGACCGATTTCTACGCCGTCGCGGTAGTAGATCGCAGGGGTGCCATCCGGCAGTTTGGCTGTCTCTCTGTGCCACTGCGGAGCCGCTCCCTCTACGGCATCATGGTGAATGACTTCCACATCTTCCACCAGATAGCCCGCTTCCAGATCCGGCTCAGTGGTCAGCACTGCGCCGGTTTCATCAATGATTTTCATAGGGGCTCCTTTCATGCTGCATCATCCACACGTACCCAGATGTACAGGGAGTGATAGGGGTTCAGGATGCTCATTGCCTGGCCGCTGCCGGTGCTTCCGATGCTTACGGTATGGGTATGAGCACCGGCTTCGTTCATGCCAACACCGTGGGTGTGATCTCCTACCCAAGAGGTGGTAGGGGTGCCGTTATCAGCATACTGTCCATATCCACTGTTCTCGCCGGCCATCATTGGCCCATTCTTATTCGTAATCGCTGCACTCACTGTATGATTATGTCCGCCTGCACCGCCAGTCCATGCGCTATGGCTATGGGAACCTGCCGAGCCAGTAGAACCGCTGTGGTTATGGCTGGGCATTTCGGCCACAGTCTGGGTGTGGGTGGCGCTGCCGCCGGTAGTGCCTGCGGGGTAAGCATCGGATGCACCCATGATGAACTCTCCTTCGATACGTTCCCAGGTGCCGCCGATAAAGCTTGCCGGAGATGTCGGGTCATTGCTGGCCCAGAATTTGATTTTGGAGTTATCCTCTTCCCGCTGCTGTGCGAGCATTTCCTTGATCAGCGCCCGGGTCGCAGCCGCATCTGCAGGAGCACCTTTAATAGAAACAGTCGGGTCAGTGTTTGCCGCTTTTTTGGCTTCCTCCGCCCAGTTCTTGGATGCTTCCTCACTGGCTTTGGCATTGGTAGCAGAAGTCGCCGCTGCCGTCTTGCTCTTCTCTGCCTCCCCGGCCTTGGTGGCGGCGGTGGAAGCGCTCCCCGCAGCGTCGGTGGCCTGCTGGGTTGCGGTTTCTGCCGCAGTGGTGGCCGTCTTGGTGGAGTTGGCCACGTCGTTCAGGGCCGCGGTGCGGGCCTGTGCGATGTTCTGCAAGGCAGCGGTGTGCTCCGTCTCCGTGTCCTGCAGGGCCCGCTTGGCGGCGGTCTCACTGGTCTTGGCTGCCTTCTCGCTGGCGGCGGCGTTGGTCTCGCTCAGGGCTGCTGCGTCCTCGCTCTTTTTCGCCGCCTCTTCACTGTCCTTTGCCTTTTCCGCACTAGCCTTGGATGCACTCTCACTCTCGGCGCTTTTCTTAGCGCTGTTCTCAGATGCCTCTGCGCTCTTTGCTGCCGCTTCCTCACTTTTCTTTGCCGCAGCAGCACTGTTTGCAGCCTTTTTGGCATTTTCCCCGCTCACCCGCACGCTTTCTTCCATGCTGGCGGCAGAGTTCGCTGCTTCTTTAGCAGATTTGGCCGCTGCTTCCTCACTGGTCTTGGCCGCATTCATACTCTCCAGCGCCTGCTTGGCGTACTTCGTCACCTCGGCCACGAACTGTTCATAGATGCTCGGCGTAATGCTCTCGGTGGTCGTGTCGGTGTCGATGGTGTCATAGCAGGTGTACTTGCCGGGCTTGGTCATGGCAGTGTAGCCGCTGTCGTTGATGGCCATCAGCATCCAGGTGCCCTCTTTTTCCAGTGTCCACCGCCGGTCTACCAGTGCGCTGTTCTGTTCGTCCAGCAGCTGGGGGTCCGGCTTTGTGCCGCTCAGGCGCTGCACATGCAGGGTCACGGTGCAGTTCTTCCACTCTTCCGGCAGCTCAAAGCGAAGCTCGTCCACCTTGGCGCTCCGCACACCGCCCAGATACAGCGTCTCAATGTTTGCCCGGAACGTCGAACCGTTGTCCTGCAGCTTTCTGATCTTGATATCCAGTTGGCTCACAGTTTCACTCCCTTCCTGCCCCTATCCTATCACGCCCCGCCGGGTGCAACTACCCCGGACATACATAAGTTCCCGCCTCTTGACAAATACGTAAAATACGTATATAATCAAATCACCAACGAAGAAAGGAGGATTCCACCGCCATGCCGCTAACTCCAAAAGAGATGTGTCGGCTGTTGGAGCAAAACGGCTTTGTTTGCATTCGCTCCAATGGCTCTCATCGGATGTACAGCAACCCCGTCACCAAAAAATCCACTGTCGTTCCTTATCATGCAAAGGATCTGAAGCCCGGTCTAGAAAAAAGTATTCTTAAACAAGCCGGAATCAAAAAATAACATTATCTTGTTAGGATCAACCTGGAAAATTTCTGGTTATCCTAATACTACATTATAGATTATTGAAATAATTGAATATTAGTTTTCTCGTTATCATATAATATTTTCAAAACTTACATCACGCTATATATGAGGTAATATTAAAATGACTGCTGTATTTTATCCTGCTGTTTTTCATCCAGAAGAAACAGGATATTCCGTTACAATTCCAGATATTGAAGGTTGCTTTACCCAAGGGGAAACTATGGATGAAGCGGTTGCTATGGCCCAGGATGCCATTGGTCTGATGCTTGAAGATTGTGAAGTATGTCCTAAGCCTTCTCTTCCTTCTGCCATCCATGTGGATACCGGTGATTTTATTGCAATGATTCCTTTTGATATGGAAGAATATCAGAAGCAGTTCAAGCCCGTCAAAAAGACCCTGTCTATTCCCGGTTGGCTCAACGATGCCGCCGAATCCGCACACATCAATTTTTCCAGTGTTCTGCAAAAAGGTCTGAAATCCGAACTCGGCATGATTTAACAGAATAACATAGCAAAAGGGAGGCCGTTCACCCCGAACGGTCTCCCTTTCTTCTAAGCAGAGCTCCCCCAAAAAGAGCAGCAACGTGAACTTGGCTCCCCTACTAGGGGAGCTGTCACGCAAAGCGTGACTGAGAGTTTCACCTCACCCCTGCCCACTCATCCTTGCTGTTTTTTGCCTGTTCCTCCTTTTTTGCCGCGTCCTTCACCCACTGGGCAAAGTTCTTTTCCTCATACATGGCCGTCCCGTCCTCTTTGGTCAGGCTCGTCAGCAGCTTCTCCAGCTTCTCCCGATCGTGGTCGTTGCCCGCCAGATACTCCTCTTTCACCGCATCGGTGATCTTGCTCTTGATCTGGCTGTCCGCTTTGCCCGCCGTCCGCAGCCGGTCGATCTCGTCCTGTACGTCCTTCCGCTTTCCGGTTTCCAGTGCGTCCGTCAGGGTATCGTACACGCTGCCCTCGGTGCCGCCCTTGTACAGCTGTTCCGCCTTCTCGTTCACCGCCTTATCGATGAGTTCCCTGAACCGGGCTCTCTGGGCCTTGTCCTCGTCGGTCTCGCCCTTTTCGCCCAGCTTCTTCACGCCGTAGGCCGTGCACAGCCGGTCATAGACCTCCTGCTTTGCATCCACCCGTGCTTCCATGTCTCCGGCGTTCTTCGCCCTGGCAGCGTCCAGAATGTCCTCATCGTACTTTTTCAGCCGAGCTTTCAGCTGGTCATCTGTCTTGAGCTCCTTGATCTTTCCCTCCGCCAGCATTCGCTCCAGCTTCTTGGTGGCCGCCTGTACTTCCTCGGTGTTTCCAGTCTGGATGGCCTCAAACAGCCGGTCGTACTGCCCGGTGGCGCTGTCCGGAGTGGAATTGAAGTTCTTTTCTCCGGTCTCGTCCCACTGCTTGACCGTGTCCATCCAGGCAAACACCGCCTGCACATACTTCTTGCCGTTGTTGTAGGGCACGCCCACCAGCATCATCAGCTGGCCCGCCGTGTCAGCCCAGGCCCATTTCACGCTGTCGGCATAATCGTCCAGCTCTTTTTCGGTCATCTCGCCGGTGTCCTTATCCAGCAGGGCGTTCAGCTTGGTCATGCTGGTCACCGCGTCGTTGATGGCCGAAAATCCGGTCATGCTCACGCTGTCGTAGTTGCCAAACACCCTCTTGCTGTGGATGCTCTCCCCCGCTGTCCACAGCTCGCTTCCGCCGGTGTAGTTGCTCACCATGCTATTGCTGAACTGGTACAAAAAGCTTCCGCCAAGGCTGGCAAGGGTCATATCCCCGTTTTCGTCCTGCAGGTCATCCCACCGGTGCAGAATAAACTTTACCAGTATCCCCAGCCCGGCGATCACCGCCGTCTGCACGATCTGGCTGCTGGCCGCATCCCAGAACCGCTTCAAAGCCTCCGCCCTGTCTGCTTTCGCTTTTTCCGCAGCGGCCTTGCACTCCGCCAGCCGGGGCGTGTCGTTTTCTGCCTTTGCTTTCTCCAATGCCGCCTTTGCCTGGTCGTTCCGCTGCCACTGGGCCGCCAGATCCTCCACGGCGCTTACCATGATCTGGGCGTTCTGCTGGCGCTGGGTGCTGAACATGCTCAGGGTCTTCAGCATCTGGTTCTTCGAGCGCTGCATTCCTGTCCGCTGCATCACGGTATAGTTGGGCTGTGTCCGCTCCACCACCCGCCGGAACTTGCTCATCACGGCTTCCTGGTAAGCCTTGCTGCCGTCCTCCATCGTCTTGGTGGGCAGGTCAGCTTTCGTCAGGTCATATTCGGCCAGGTTCTTTTGTACATAGTTCTCAGCCCCGTGGAACAGGCTGGCCACCGTCACCTTGTCCATCCAGCCAATGCTTCCGCCCGCAAAGTCTGCCAGAGCGTTCACGGCTCGGGTGCCGTACCGCAGCACCACGTTCTGGCTGTTCCTGGCCCCGTCGTGGGCGGTGCTGAACACGCCCTGTTCTTTCGCCGCGTTGCTCAGTTCCCCCCGGCTGCTGCCCCGCAAGCGGGTGGGCAGCAGGGAATCTCCAAAGCGGTAGGCACGTTCAACGATGCTGTTCAGCTGGCTGGGCTTCAGGTTCATCACAAACTGCACGGCAGATGCACCGGTTCCGCCCCAGCCCAGCTCTGCCGCTGCCGTGGGCAGGCTTGCTGCCTGCAGCAAGGTCACGTTCAGGTTTCCCGTCAGCACGGCGGCAGCGGCATTGCCCCGCAGCACGCTGCTCAGGTGGTCAAACACCTCGCTGTCTCCCTTGCTCCCGCTCAGGTCGGCCATGGCCTTCTGCATGTACTTGCGTCCGGCCCGTCCCCAGCTCCGTTCAATGGCTCCGTATTGTGTCTCGCCGCCCTGCATACTGTTCAGCACCTTCTCGGCGTTCCGCAGCGGGATCGCCATGCCTGCAAACTGGGCGGCATTTTCTATGCTCTCGCTGGCCTGCTTCACCAGGCCCACCAAAGCCAGGGGTTTGGAGCTGTTCTGTCGGGTCTTCATGTAGCCCTCGCTGCCCACACTCACGTCCCGGCGCACGCCCTCGTTCTGCTCCACAAGGGTGTTTCTGTCCACGTTCATGTGGATGTAGTTTTCTACCCGGGCACGCTTTACGCCGTACAGGGTCATGCTGGCCTCGTTGATGTACCCCTTTGTCAGCTTGCCCAGCTCCCGGAAATCGCTGATCCACAGGTCATCGTAAGCCGTCAGGTTCTTTTCGATCTCGCCAAGGATGCTGGTGCGCAGCGTGTCCTCCCGCTTGCTGATCTCGTAGGCGTTCAGCTTGCTGCCGTCCTTGTCGATGGTCACCAGCTCGCCCAGCGTCACAGTCTCGGAGTATTGCTCTCCCAACCCGGCAAGGCCCTTGGTGGAAAAGCTCATGTCCACAATGGTGGCCCCGCCGTACAAAAGGTGGTGCAGGCCCTGCCTGTTCTGCAGCTGTGCCCACAGCTCGGTCATCACGTCATGGGTCACCAGCCAGGGCTTGCCGTCCCGGGTCTTTAGCCCGATGTCCACCAGATCGTGGGTAAAGTGGTAAAGCTCCTCGGCATGCTCCGGCCCGGTCACGTTAGAGAAAATGCGCTCACCCTCTGCTTTAATGCGTTCCTTTCGTGCCTGGCCCTCGTTCAGCTGCCGTCCCAGCTGCTCCATGCAGCCGCCGTGGTTGTAGCCGCCCAAACGCTCAAAGTTTCGTTCAATGTTCATGGTATTCAGCTTGTACACGCTGGTCACTTCCCGGAAGATCTTCCCGAATCTGGTATCCTTCCGCTGCTGACGCACGCTCTTCAGCTCACCGGAAATACCCTCGGCAAAGTCGTCCACCATCACATCCTCTATGCTGCCCAGCATCACATTCTCGTTCTTTACAATAAACAACGTCTTTTCCAGGATCTCACTCAGTTCACGGGTCTGGTCTGCGGTCAGGGTGGCAAGGTTCCCGTCCTGGTAGGCCTTCAGGTCAGCGTTCAGTCGGGCAATGTAGGCTTTCTTCTCCGGGGTGTCCTTTTTCAGCCACTTTTCGGCATTCTCGATCTCGCCCCGCAGCTTCTCCATCTCAATTTCCCGGGCCTCGTTCACATCGTTCAGCCAGTCGCTGATCTGCTCCGGCAGCCTACTCTGCTGCCATTCCATGGCGGCACGGTCTCCCAGCTTCACCTCCCGGTCAATGCCCCGGCTCAGGCCTTCCACAGCCTCCCGTATGTTCCCCCCTTCTGGCACCGGGCCGTATGTACCGTTCAGTTCTGCCCTCAGCTGTGCCGCCGCCTTGCGGTTGCCAACGGCATCGTTGGCCAGAGCAGCCACGGGCCGAACCTTTTCCAGCAGGTATTCCGGTACATAGCCTTTTTCGCTTGGCTTTTCCAGCATCTGGGTCAGTTGGCTTGTCATCTTATTGATATTCCGCCGGGTGGTGTCCATCTCCCGGGCATCCCGGGCCTTCTGCAATTGTTTTTCCGCCCGGTCTTTCGCCAGCCGAATGGTGGTGCTCACGCTTTCCCGCTGCTTCCTGGCAAAGGCTTCCGCCTTGTCTGCCCGGGCGTTGGCTTTGGCAGCTTCCAGCCGGAACGGGTCAGCCGCGCTTTCGGCAGCTTCTTTCAGCTCCTGTTCCCGCTTTGCTCGTTCCAGTTCCACCTTCGCCCTCGCTTCCAGCGCCTCCTGCTTTGCCTGCTTGCGCATCTCCTCCCACTGCTTCGTGAACTCCTGCCGGGCCTCGGCGTTCTGCTCGTTGGCCACCTCGGTGCTGTTCATGTACCGCAGCATGATCTGCATGGCAATGTCCTGCTTTGCCCCGTCCCAGTCCTCGCTGTAATCATTCTGCATCACCGGGCGGATTGTGTCATGGGCCTCTGCCATGGCTTCCAGCGCTTCCACGGCGCTATTGGGCGTTTCGGTGGGGAACAGCCCCGCCCCCAGCTTCTGCAGCTCGGTAAAGTCTGCGTCCCAATGGCTGTGCACTCCTTCTTTGCTCTGGGTGATCTTCACGCCGCGCCGGGCCAGCTCCTTGCGTGCGTTGGCCCAGCTGCCCCAGTGGTACAAGATCTCGCTGTAGTCCTTCGATCCCTTTTCGATCACCATGCTCATCTGGTGCAGCTCCGGGTAGTGCTTCCACATTTCGTCGTTCTTATGGCTGCTCCTCTGCATCAGCTGTTCGGCAATGTCAGAGGCAAAGGTGTACACATCGTCCCAGCTCACATCCTTATTCAGGGCAATGTAGTCACTCAGGGCCCGCATTCGCTCTGTAAAGGTCTTGGCATCCAGCTTACTGCCCGTGTCGCTCAGCACGGCCCGCACAATGTCGGTAATGCTCTGGTCGGAGAGGCGCACCTTCCCGCCCAGTTCGCTCACCTGTCGCATCAGGTCGGTCTGCTTGTCCACGTCACCCAGGGCGGCAGTGCGGGTTGCTTCTGCAGCGTCGCTGTCCACGTCCAGCTGGTATTTCGTCTGCGTCTCTATTTCTGTAAATGGCACACCTTCCATCTTGACGTTTTGCCCATGATAGGATATACTACCCATAGAACCATAGCGTTGCAGTTCGCTAGGCATTTGGAAGCCTAGTGTCCTAAGTAACGCTGTGGTTCTTTTTTTGTTTTCAGAGGTATACAGCACTTCGCTGTTCCGCACAAATCTCACAGGGTCGTTATCCTTGGTATAAGCACTGGTTGCCTTCTGCATATCCTGGATCACGATCCGGTTTTCTACTGGCTGAAGATCCAGCACGCACAGTACGGGTCTGCCATCCTGCGCTTTCACGCTTCCAAACAAAACCAGTCTGGTATTCTGTGAACCGGCGCGCCCCTTATTCCGGCTGGAAAGCACCAGAATGGGGTCATCCAAAATTTCCGGAATGCGTTTGATCTCGTTCAATGTCATCTCCGGGTGTTGTTCCAGAATCAGGCTGATTTTATCGCCTTTCATGTAGATGTCATTCTCTCGTGCGCCCAGTCCCTGCAAGGCTTCCGCCGTGCTGCCCAGCACAAAGATTTCCCGGCTGTTTCGTCCGTCCCGGTTCCACTCGTCAATGTCCTGTGCATAGCTCGGGTCAATGGAGTATTTTACCTCTGCGCTGCCCTGCTCCTTGGCTCCCCTATTAGGGGAGCTGGCGCTTTGCGCCTGAGAGGTTAATACTTCCCGGTATTTGCTGCCGGCCTCTGCCTGATGTTCAAAGTAAAGGTTCTGCAGGTCTTTGAGCTGTTGTTCTGTCAGGCTCCTGGCGGCCTTGGCGGCGGCGTTGGTGGGCTCGTTCTTCAAAAAGCGGTTCACGTCAGCAAGCACGGTGTGCAGCAGGCTGTCGATTTTGTCCATCACCTTCCCGATCATCCCCCGGGCCTTGGCGTTCATCTTCGCTTCCGCCGCCTGCTGGCGCACGAAATTCCTAAAGCCGTCCGCCGTGCCGAACACGGTCTCCATGGCATCGGCGGTGATCTCTTCCAGCGCCTGGTTCCAGGTCATTTTCACGCCGCTGTCCTCATACCGGCCCAGATAGCTTTCCACCAGCTTCTCGGTGCTCTCCATTCCGTTCTGCTGCACAAGATAGGTCAGCAGCCGGTCCATCACGGCCTGACCAGTCTCCGGGCTCCACTCGTTCAGCATGTGGAAGGTCTCGTGCATCACGGTCTCGCTGCCCGCCTCACCGGAAAGGTACATTTCGCCCGCCGCAGCCTTGATAAAGCCCCTGGCGTTGTTCTGTAACCCCTCCACGGCCCGGTGGATGGCGGTGCCGCTGCTCTTGGCTCCCAGCTCAATAAAAGCGTCCATGGCATTGGTGCCTTTGCTCACGTTCCGGCCCTTGAAATAGGTGCCAGCGTCCGGGTTGACTGCTCCCTGTCCGCTGCCAATTTCGCTGGTTTTCCGGGCGTTGTAGGCTTCCGCCTCGCCCTGGCCGTAGGTGTAGGCAATGCGCAAGGCATTCTCGCCGGTCTTTCCCAGCGCCAGCACCTGCCGCACGGCACCGCCCAGGCTGTTCATGCCGCCGGTCAGGTTCACCGCCTGTTCAAAACTCTTCACGTCCTGGGTCACGCCCATCCGGTACAGGCTGTTGGCCGCCTGGGCATACACGGCAGCACCCACGCCCTGGGGCATGGCATCCACCACAGCCTGTGCCGCCTTTGTCGTCATCTGCGCCCGGTTCACCAGCTGCCGTGCGGCGGCTCTCTGCTCGCCCCGGTTCCAGTCCGCCGTGTTCAGCTGTGCCGCATCCACCCGGTTCTCTACGTCCGCGTAACTGCTAAAGGCTTCTCCTTGATGGGAAGCTGTCTGCGCAGCAGACGGATGAGGTGTATTCCCGTCCGCTGCTGTTTCCGCAGTACTTTCCACCGTTTCCACGCCGTTTTTCACACGGTTCCCGTTGACGCTGCCATCGCCGGGTGCTATACTAGCGGTAGCATCGTAATCTTCAGCTAACGTTTTGGACGTATCCCTGGGGTCGGCAACGGCATCCATAGGGGACTGCGGCATCGATGCCGAAATAGCGGAAATTTCTTCGTTTAACGTTTCGGACGTATGTCTGGGGTCGCTTTCAGCGGCATCCATAGGGGGGCGCAGAGTTTTCGCTATTTCTTTTGGATCAACACCCACCGAGGATAAATATTCAGAAATGATATAATTTTTTCCTCGCTTGGTGTCAGTGACGGCTTCCACGATAATGTGGGAGCCGTCTATTTTTTTCTCAAAGATCACAATGGGGGCTCGTTTGCTTCGACTGTCAAAATAGCCTTCTGCTTTCCGGGTTCCCAGATACGCATTATCAAAATTGTTCAGCACATAAGCCGCACGGGCCACGTCGGCGCTGTTCTTCATGGTGGCATCGGCACTGCCGTCGCCGCCTGCGTGGCGGTTTGTGATGTGCTGCACGCCGTTGTTGTCCAGCAGGGTGTAATCCCCAACCTTGTCCAGCCCCGTCAGCTCCATCATGGCACTGCGCATCCGGTCGCTGGTCCTGGTCACAACGTAGGGTTCCAGCTTCTCGCCTGCCCGCACCTTGTCCACGTATTCCGCCATTTTGGGGTCAACGCTGTTCTTGTACTCCTCAATGCTGGCGTTCTGTGCCGCAGTATGTACCGCCGGGTCATCGTTCACCACCGTCTGTTCAGCGATTCCATCCCCCGGTTCCCGCGCCAGCTCCTCCCGGCGCTGGTGTTCCTTCAGCGCCTGCTCGTATTCGTCCTGAGCGGCATACCGCTCCACGTTGCCCCGCAGGCTGGAATCTCCCGCGTTCATCCTGGAAAGCCCTGTGCCCACAGCGCCGCCCAGTGCACCGGATGCGCCGCCGGTCAGCCCCGCTTCCAGCGCCTGAACCAGCGTGTCCGTGGTAAACATGGTCTGGGCAGCTTCGCTGTCTCCCAGGGCCGCATCAATGGCCTTGTCGGCGTAGGTCTCCACAAAGGCCTGCATGGCGTTGTCAATGCCGCCGGAAATGGCGTTGGCAACTGCCGGATGTGCCGCCGCAAAGGCCGAATCTCCAGCCAGCGCCCGGATCTTGTCCGCCACAGCACCCGCCACGGAATTTCTGGCGTAGTCCGCGCCCATGGTTCTTGCCAGATCAGCCGCACCCACGCTGTTGATGGCCCATCCTGCGCCAAACTTGGCCACGCCGCCCACCAGCGCCTTGCCTGCGCTTTCGCCCTTGGCCGCGCTCTTGCCCATGGCATCCGCAGCGCCCTGGGCACTCAGCACCGGCAGCACCGCCGCCGGGTTGATGGCAGCCACGGCAAGGTTCTCTGCCGCGCTGGTCGCCACGCCCTGCACGGTCCGCTGCACATCGGTCAGGCCGCTCTGGGCCGCGCCCGTCAGCTGCTGGCCCCGGTTGTACAGCTGGTAGCCCACGCTCTTCTCCGTGTCGATGCCACCCTTTGCTTCCGTTCCGGCAATGCGGCTGCGCATGTCCTCGATCTCCTGCCGGGTAAATCCCTGCTGCAACAGGTCGCCGGTGCTGTACTTGGGCTGGTAGTCCATGTCAGTTTCCATCAGCTGGTCATACAGGTTCTTCTCGCGGGGGTTCCGGGCAAGCTCTGCTTCCAGTGCTTTCCGGTTCTCGCTGCTCTGCCGGATGTTCTTTCCGGCCTGCACCAGGTACTCCGCACCCATCAGCGGGGCAGCGGCCACGGTGTCCGCAACGCCGCCCACGGTGTTTGCCGTCCGCCGGGCCAGCTGCTTCCACTCCGGGATTTCTTCCATAGTGTCCAGATACTCCCTGGCCTGCCGGATCTCCGTGTCCGTGTACCCCAGCTTTTTCAGGTCCGCCGTGCTGTAGGTGTTGCCCACCTTCCCCTTGATTCCCGTGGTGCGGAAGGGGTCGATGCTACCATCCCCGGCGCTGGCCCCGTTTCTGCTGGTGCCGGTCTCGGCATAGCTGGTATAATTGCTCTTCTTTTCCAGCAGCTTGTTCACAAGCTCCTGATTCCGAGGCTGGTCAAACCACTGGTTGGCCTGGTCAAAGTCGTCCGGCTGGCTGTACTCCGCATAGCTGTTCTTCAGCTTCTGGGCCTGCTGTCCGTACCACGTTCCCAGAGTATTCCCCGCCGGGCTCACTGTCACCTTCTGCCGGTTCAGCTCGTCGCTCCGGCTGTCCATGGCATCCGCAAAGCCCAGGTTGTTCCTTGTCCGGTAATCCTCCAGCGCCGTGGAATATAGGTCGGTGCCCGTCTGCTGCTTCTGGGTTTGCAGTGCCGCACGTTTTTCGGCCATTTTTTCCGCCGTCCATGTATTGCTTTTATTGTCCGACACAGAGTTTCCCGTACTGCCAAGGGCCCCACTATCAGTGGGGCTGTCAGCGCTCTTGCGCTGACTGAGGGGTTCTGCCCCGCCAGCAGCGGCATTGGTTTTTTTCTGAAGTTTGGCCCGCTTCTGGGCCATCTGTTCTGCTGTCCATGCCATTTTTGTTCTCCTTACCATCCCATCGCATTCCAGACCTTGGCCGCCACGTCATCATTTATACCCATGTTGACCAGCCGGGCATAGATCGTATCCGAATCCACCCCTTCTGCACTCCACCCCTTTGCATAGCTCAGGGCGTTGCTGTACGGCATTCCGGTACTCTTACCCGTGCTCCCTCCCGTGGTTCCCCCGGGCAGGGCCCACTTGTTCGGATTCGCCAGCGGGGCGATCAGCCCGCTTCCAGTTCCGGTCGCTGCTGTTGTGCCCGTGTCACCGTCCGGCAGCATTCCGGCGCTGGCCAGAATGTTCGCATAGACGCTCTTGGTCGGGTCATCATCCTTCAGGCTCTGATACTTACCCAGCGCCGTCAGCAGTTGGCTGTTTGTCCACCCGCTTCCGCTCTTGCTGGAGCCGCCGGATCTTCTCGAACTTCCGCTGCTCTTCGTAGCTGCCGCCTTTGCCAGCTGGGTCGCCAGCTGACGTTTTGCAATGGTGCCATAGGAACCGGCTGCATTGCTGTCCAGCCCGTACATCTTCAGCAGGTTGGCCGCTGCTTCCTGATTTCCGCTTGCCACCAGAGAAGCCGCGGTACTCAGAACACCCGCCTGATCGTCCCGGGTCACCGGTGCGCCGGTGTAGTTGGCAAAAGCGTTTGCGTTCAGGCCGTACCGGTTCAGCACGTCGCTGGCCGCATCCCCAGCGCCCTGGGTGTACAGGTTGAACGCCTGCTGGTAAGCACTCAGGGCATCGCTCTGGTCGGTGCGGTTCTTGTTGTACTCCCACTGTTCCCGGGCAAAGTCATTTTCCCACTGCTGCTGGGTGTACCCCTTGTACCCATCGTAGGCCGTCAGGGCCGCCGAGCCGATGTTCTTTACCGTGTTCCAGAGGTTGTTCCAGTAATTGTCGTTCTCGTTCCGGGCCTGTTCGCTCTGGTTGGCAAGGAAATTCTGCCACGCCGTGTGGTTGGCAAAGTTGCTGCCGTAGGCACTGCGGTCCAGCGCCTCGGTGTTGGCCATGCCGGAAAGGGCACTCAGCAGGTCGTTCTGCTGGTTCTGGTATTCGCTCAGTGCCTGGCCTCTCAGGCCGGGTACCGCATTGTCAATGCCGCTCAGCGCCTGCTGCTGGCCCTGCTTTGCCACGCTGTCGGCGTAGCTGCTGCCATACCCGCCCGCCAGCATCGCCGCGTTGGCCTGGGCGTTCTCCGCGCTGGCGGCAGCATTGGCCTGGGCCTGGGCGCGGTACTGCTGGTAGGCTTTGCTGCCGGTGTCCCAGTCGAACCCGCTGCCGATCTGCCCGGTCAGGCTGTCCATTGCGTCCTTGTTCCGGCTCACATAGTCCGCCGGGCGGTTGGCATTCCATTCCCGCTCTTCCTGTTCCGCCTGGTTCTTTCTCCGTAAGGTATCAAATAACATGTCGTTCTCCTTTTCTTCTGCCACACACCGGTCTTCAGATCGCGGCAAGCGCTTTCAGCACCCACGGCAGCATGCTTGCGCCGACCTGCAAAACGTTCCCCCAGAAGTTGGTGTTGTTCGCATCCTTCTTCTGGTTGGCCCCCACCGCGTTGGCATATTCGGTCTGAGCACTGTTCAGCTGGCCATAGTAATTGTTCAGGCGGGTGTTGTAATCGTTGATCGCCAGCTGCTTTTGCTGCTGCAAAGAGCTCAGCCGGTTGCCCAGGTCACTCTTCTTGGTGGCATATTCGTTGTAAGCCTGGCTGTATAAGCTGTCTGCCACGTCCGAAAGCCCGTTCATCGTGCTCTGGTAGGCCGTCTGCCCGCTGGAAGTGCCCCAGCTGTTGCCGTAGCCGCCGCTGCGGGCCGAAGCGTTGGCGGCAGCGTTTTCACTGGCCAGCTCCGCACCCCGGGTGTACTGGTTCTTGTACTGCTGGTAAGCCGCGTCCTTGGTGTAGTCGTAGGAAAAGCCGTCCCGGTTCATCTTGTCCAGCTGGCTCTGCGTGTCGCTGATCTGACTGTCATACTGGCCCGTCTTGTCCTCCGGCTGCTGTCCCTTCCAGTAATCCAGATTGTTCTTTGCCGTGGTCACCCGGTCATTGCTCTGGGCGTACTGGTAGCTGTTGGAATCGTTCTTTCTGGTTCCAAACACGCCGGTGCCCGCATTCTTTTCGCTGTTGCCGGTAATGCTGTCATACACATCACCTACCATCAGCCCCACATTGTGGCCCGGGATCAGGTACTCCCACCACTTTCCTCTTGCCATCTTCTCACTGTCTCCTTTCGTCTTCGCATTCCTCTAAGCAGGGCTCCACCTTCGGGGGAGCTGCAAGCAACTGCACCGCAGGTGCATTGCGCGCTGAGAGGGTTACTCCACCTTCAGCCCCATGGCCACCAGCTTGTCCCGCATGGTGTCGCTGAAATTTGTCTCGTCCAGGTTCTGCATCATGTATATCATCTGGTCCCGCAGCTGCATCAGGTAGTTGTCGATGCTCCGCCTGTCCTCCGGGGCCATGTTGTCACTCAGTTTCGGCATGGCGATCTCGCCAAGCCTCGTAATATCTGCCATATAAAATCTCCTTCCCCTAAGCAGGGCTATCTCTTCGGTTCCCCTCCGGCCACCCGGTTGCCCCGGCTCTCTGCCATGCTAAACGCAATGCTCCGCACCGCGATCTGCCCGGTGCCCTTGATCCGCAGCCGCATGGTGTCGTGCCGCTCTGGCACAAATGGCAGGTTGACCCGGGTGTATTTGTTCAGAACGGCTGCCTGGCCCAGCGTCTCCCAGGCCCCGCCCTCATAGCTGGCCTGCAGCTCCACAACGCTGTACGTCAGGGCATCCACTCGCAGAAACACCCGGTTGATGTACTTGTCCGCCGGGATGTTCAAGCCAATGTCTCCGCTCACAGCTTCAAAGGACACCTTCTGTTCCAAATTCGCCTTTGCCGTGTCGGTGTCCCGGTCGGCCTCCCGTTCCGGTTCGGTGGCCCACAGGTTCACGCCGTCCCACTGGTAGAGCTGCCGCCCCGTGGAGCACATTGCCCAGCCGGAAGCATTCTCTTCCGCCGCCGTGTCCTCCTCGTGCCAGAGCCGTCGTTCGGTGTCGTAGACCAGCAGCCGGGTCTCGTTCCGGCCCGGCACCCGCAGATGCAGATAATACCGGGTGTCCAGCACACCGCCCACCGCCCCGCGCACGTTCATCAGCCAGGTGTTGTCCAGTCCGCCGCTGATCTTCACCGGCAGGCTGCCGTCCCAGGCCATCACGCCGTCAGGGGAAAGGTAGTACAACACTTCCGCCAGCACGCACATGCTCTTGCTGGCCTGCTTGGCCACGCCCCGGCACTGTACGCTCACCAGCTGATAGTCCGCCGGGCGGCTGCCGTAGAGCTTGTGCAGGCAGTTCTCCTTGAAGAACAGCACATAGCCCATGCAGGTGGCCGCACCGGTAAAGGGGCCGTCACTGCCCACGTTCACGGCGTAACTGTCCGAAGCAATGCCCCGGTAGCTGTACCAGTTTGTGGGGTCGCCCAGCTTGCAGCTGTAGATCACGTTCTCCTCGCTGTTGCAGCCCCATACCCGGTTGGCGTTCTCGGTCACATATTCCAGCCGGGGCACCCGCCGCCGTGCGGTAATGGCTGCACCGCCCGCTGTGGCGCTCTCGCTGCCGTTCATGCTCTTCCAGGTGGTACCGCCTGCCGTCACGGTAAAGCTGCCGTAATAGCGTGCGCTCTCGGTCTTTGGGCTGCCGGTCAGCACAATGCTGTCCCCGTCCATCTGCTCAATGGTCACCTCGCCGTTCACGCCCTCGGCCAGATATTCTTCCACCAGCCCGGGCACCTGCTCCACCGTAATGGTGTCCCCCTTCTTGAAGCCCGCAGCGGCCAGCCCGGGCAGGGTCATCTTCACGCTGTTCAAAAGGATCTCTGCCCACTTGCCGCTCTTGGCATCGTACTGTTCCAGCACGTTCACATAGGCCCACTTGCTGGAAGAGGAGTTCTGTTTCAGAAACAGCGTCCCATCCGCCGGGCCAGAAGGCTCCGTGGTGCCCACGCTGCTCACGGTGTAGGTCTTGCCGCCCGCGTCGCAGGGGGCAATGGTCACCGTGCCGGTCTGGCTCCATGCGGCGCTCAGGGCTTCCAGCTTTCCGGTGGCCGTGTCAAAGCTCTTGGCATCCGGCCAGATCAGGATCTTCGTGCCCATGCCGATCATAATTTTCTCGCTGTCCGTCACGGCGTTTTCCAGCACGATCTCCCCGCCCGCAGCCGCGGTGGCCACGTCGTCCTCGCTGTCCTCGGTGTAGCGCAGGGTGGTGCCCTCGCACAGCAGCAGGCCGTTCAGGTGGTATATCCCGTTGCAGCGGCCCATGGCCCGCATGGTGCGCCGGGGTGTCCGGGTCTGCAGTGCGGGGTATCCCCGGCTGGAAAAGTTCTTCATCTCGGTAAATTCTGCCTCGGCGCAGGCATAGCTTTCGTTCAGGCCGCCAAAAGCCGTCTGGATGCTCTTCCCCGTCGAGATGCTGTATAAACTCGGCAGTGCCATCTCAGTACCTCCACTTCGTGGCCATCCTGGGCAGGTAGGTGTGCCTGCACCAGGCTGCAAACTCCTGCTGGTTCTCGTTGGCCAGCTGCATCTCGTTGGCATAGCGGTCGGTCTCGCCCAGGGCCGCGTCCATCTGGGCCGCCAGATAGTGGGTATAGTAGCTGTCGTAGGGCTCCGGCAGCAGCAGCTCCGCGTCCTGCCGCAAAAGTTCCTGCTCCCGGTCGTATAAGATGTCCGCACCCACGGCATCAAAATCGGTGGTGTCGCTCTTGTCCACCACGCTCTTTCTCAGCCCCGCATCCGCCTGCCGCAGCCATAAGATCTTCAGTTCGCGGTCAAACCCGTTGTTGGGCCGCAGCTTGTCTGCGGTTTCGATTGCTTTTCCTACTGTCACGCTTATCCCATCCTTTCACATCTGCAGCCCGGGTTGCGGCTCCCAGCGTCCACTTCGCACAAAGCTTTGTGCTCGTGTTCTGCTGGCCGCGGCCCCAACAACTCCTCCCTGTTTCCGCCACTGGCGGCGGTCGTCGTCGTTGCAATTGCCTTTCCTACTGTCATAAAAGACCTCCAAACAAATAACCCCCGGCACAGCGTGTGCCGCCGGGCCGGGGGGATACATCTAAGCAGGGCTCCCCCTTCGGGGGAGCTGTAAGCAGCTCCGGCCATGCCGGACTGCGCACTGAGAGGGTCAAAATTACGCCTTATTCGCCAGTTCTTCCATGCGGGCAGCGGTCTGGTCGTCCTGTTCCTGGCTGTGGCGGATGACCTCCGCCACCTCCGGGGGCACCTCAATGTTCTTGCCGCGCTGCAACTGGTAGTTCACACCGTTCACGCTCACGAACAGGTCACCCTTGTACTTCCCGCCGTCCGAAAACAGCCGGATCGTCTCAGTCTTTTTCTTTGCTTCTGCCATTTTATCGGCTCCTTTCTATTTCCTCTAAGCAGGGCTCCCCCTTCGGGGGAGCTCCACGACATTCCGCCATAGGCGGATGGAGTGGTGAGAGGGTTAGTTCGCCTCAGCCGTTGCGCTGTACCGTGCGCTGCAGCTCTCAATGCGCACCATGTACTGCTCCACCAGGCGCTCAGCGGTCTTGTGTGCCTTCCAGCCCACAGACGCGCGCTGGTTCAGGGGGTCGTCACCATAGCCCAGCTGCTTCACGATGTGCTCCAGGCCGCCGCCCTCGATCTCGGTGGAACCGTAGGCGTGGGCACCCAGGATCAGGGTGCTGAACACGGCCAGACCCGCCGGGCAGCCGGTGCCCTTCCAGATCTTTGCCTCGCTGGTCTCCACAAAGCGCACACCGTGCAGCGTACCGATCTCGCCGTTGTAGATCTCGTCCGGCTGGGCGTACTTGTGCACATCGATCCAGTCCGGGTCGCGGCGCAGTTCATAGGCCACATAAGGGTGGATGATGCCCACAAAGCTGGTGCCGATGGGGTCAGCGTTCATGGCCTTCAGCTGGGTGGCCGCACGGGCGATCAGGTCGCTGGTCAGCTGGCAGGTCGCGTCCAGGGTGGCGCGGCTGGTCACAGCGGTCTCCGCGCCGCCCTCGCCGATCTTGGGCGCATAGATCACATTGGTGCCGCCCGCCAGCACATCACGCACGATGGTGTCCAGGGTGCGGCCCGCCTGGCTGGCAATGATCTTGGTTGCCTGCACGATGTTGTTGTCAATTGCAGTCAGCTGCAGCGTGTCGGTAATGGGCACCCAGCCGCCGTACTGCTTGACTTCAGCGGTAACGGTGGAAACGTTCATGGTCTGGCCGTCCGGGGTCACACCCTCGGTCAGCGGAGTGGTGGCCTTGGGCAGGCTGTCATACTTGCGGAACTCAATGTTCTTGCCGCCGTTGGCCGGAATGGGATACGGGTCGCCGAACTGGTCATGCACCAGGGCAGGCTCTGCCTGGTCGATCAGGCGCTTCTCGTAAAAGGTTTTCATCTCGGCACTCATGCCGGATGCGTCGGTGGTATTCTGGTTCTGGGTGCTGGCCGTTGCAAACATCTGCAGATCCAGCTTCATGGTCTTGTCTTTCATAGCTTCCTCCTGTTAAAGTGTAATAACTTCACCCCGCATGACCCGCTTCTCCATCTCTTCCATTTCCTTGCGGCTCATGTGGGATACGTCGATCTTGGTCTGCACCGCGCCGCCGGGGCGGGTGCCATTCTCGCCAGGCCTGGCATTGCGCTGCTGCATCCGGTTCACCACGCCCTGCTCCACCTGCCGGGCCGTGGCGGCCTGCTGCTGTTTCAGGATATGATCAAAGTAGGCGCTGCGGTAGGCGTTTGTCATAGAAACGCCCGACCGCATCATCTTCTCCACCTCCGGGTTCGCCAGCACCTCAGCCATGTTGAAGTCGGGATACTGGGCTTTCAGCTGCTCCGCTTCCCGGTCCCATCCGGCCTGCAGCTCGGCAATGCGGGCCTGCTGGGCACGCTGACGCTCCATCTGCTGGATCATCTGCTGCTGTTCGGTCAGGTGCTTGTTCTGGCTTTCCAGCTTGTCCAGCTCCCGGGCCGTCCTGGTGGAAACACCCTTCTCCATGGCCAGCTTCTCGTAGTAGGCATCGTCTTTCACCGCGCCGTTCCGCACAGCCTCTGTCAGGGCCACCAGGTCGTTGGCATCCGTGCCGTACTTTTCCTGCAGCGCCTGCATCAGACCCTTCATGGCCGGGCTTGCTTCCAGCCGCCGGGCCGCTTCGGTCACGGCGTTCTGCATCAGCTCCTCAGTCAGGTCGGCATACTCTCCGCGCAGTAGCTCACCAAAGGCTTTCCGCCGCTCCTCCGGGCTCTTGGTCTTGCCTTCGCCCTTCTCCTCGCCGTCCTTGCCCTCGACTTCGTTCTGGTTCTCTGCCGCTTCCTCGTCCAGCTCAGACTTTTCCTCACTGCCAAGGGCTCCCCCCTCGGGGGAGCTGGCGGCGCTCTGCGCCGACTGAGAGGGTGAGTCCTCTTCCCGGCTGCTCCGCTTCAGCACCCCGCTCCGCCGGGCCAGCCGCTCTTCTGCCGGCCGCAGAGCAGGCTCCTGCACTGCCGGGGCCGCATCCGCAGCACTGGCGGCAGCAGCGGCAGCGCCGCCGTCACCGCAGCCCTCAGCAAACAGCTGAAGGTTTACCATTTTCTCCTGGCCGTCCTTACTTTTGTCCTCATAGTGGATGTTTTCCGGATATCTCTCCGCCAGCAGGGCAAGACCCGTCTTTGCAAACTCCATTGCTGTCAGGTCTGTCGGGAAGATGCTGCCGGTCAGCTTCACCGAAACGCGGGGCCCGGTCGGCTCATTGTAGGCACAGCACTCGGCCTCGTCACAGTCAGCCAGCACATACACCAGCGTCTCCATCAGCATGGATGCACCCGCGCACACGATGTCCTGCCCTCTGGGCGCATAGTCTGCATGGCCGAAAACTTCCAGCCTGCGCACCCGTGCACCAGTGGGCTGGTCGAACTCTACATACTCTGCATGGATCATTCTATCGCTCCTTCTGAAAATCACTTATTCGGATTATTCACGTTCATGGCCCGCTGTGCCGCCTGGGTGGCCAGGCTGTTGCCTCCGCCGCCCACCACAGCCCCCAGGCCGTTGGTCGCCGTCTTTGCGGTGGTCTGTCCGCCGCTGCCGCCGCCCGTGGTTCCGGCCGCCTGTGCAGCGGCCCCGGCCATGGCGCTCATGTTGGTGCCGTTCTGCTGGTCAATGATGGCGCTCAGCTTCTGCAGCTGCTCCATGGCCTGCTGCAGCTGGGTGTACAGGGTACCGTTCTGCTGCACCCGTTCCCGCACCTTTTCGATGCCCTCAAAGTCCATCATGTCCAGCACCGCCAGCGCCGCGTCAGCGTTGGCCGGGGCAAACAGCCCCATCTGGTAGCACTCCTTTGCCGTCTCGTTCTGGGAAAGGCGGCTGAAGGTGCTCTTCTTGGCAGCCGATACCGTGATGTCAAACACCGGCTCGTGGCTGCCCAGCTCCACCCCGCCGATCATGCCACCCGGCTGGGGCTGCAGCATTGCCCCGGAGAACTGTACATACTCCGGCTGGCCGCTGTCGCCGGTAATGCGGTAGACCCGGCTCTCGTCGTAGAACTGCCGCATCAGGTCGATGATGAAATAGCACTCCTTTGCAAAGGCCCGGTAAGCGCTTTTCAGCATATCACGGGAGAGCTTCGAGCCAGCCTCCTGCAGCGCCGCAATGGCAGAAGCCGCGGTCAGGCCGCTGGTGGTGCCGCCCTGGGAAACATCCCGGTTGCCGCTGATCTCCTTCAGCTCCGCCACTCTCGCGTCCCGGTAGGTGATCAGGTTGCCCGCCAGCCCCGCTGTCTGTAAGGGCCGCAGGGTCTCGTCCGTCACCCGCCCTGCCGCGTGGACGATGTCCTTGCCAAAATCGGCCAGCTCCTTCTCGTTGATGCCCGCACCGTCCTGGATGATGTACCGCGCCTTGGCCGAAAGCTTCACGTTCTCGTCCATGGCCGCGTTCATCTCGTCAATGGCGGTCTGGGTGTCCTTCATCACGTCGATGTACCCAAAGCCCGCCGGGCTGTCCTCTTCCACGAACAGGGTGTCGAACACAAAGGGGTACTTGCCGTGGTCGTAGAATCCCCGGTCAGCAAGGGCCGGGTCGTTCTCGCTGGCGTAGAGCACCACACCGTTGCAGAACTTGCAGTAGTGCAGCAGAGGCGGGCCATTCTCCCGGGCCTTTTTGTAGTACCAGTCCACCACCACGCTCTTGTCCGAGGTGTCAATGCTCTGGTCGTGGATGTACTTTGCCACTTCCAGCGTGCTGCCTGTGTGGCCTTCCAGCTGGGGGTACTGGGCCTTCAGCTGTTCGTTGTCGGCCACCGCCAGGCTGAACAGGTGGGGGCTGTCCTGGATGTCCATCACGCCGGGCTCCCAGTACATCATCAGCAGATCCATGCTCTTGATGGAGATGTCTCCCACGCCGTTCCGTAATCCCGGGTCCCAGAAGATGCCCTTCACGCCGGTGCCCTGCTTGAGCTTGCGCCACCAGGTGTCGCTGTACACCTGCTCGTATTCTGCCTGTTCCAGCAGCACCGGCAGGATCTTGGAAAGCACCTTGGCGGTCTGCTCGTCGTCCGCTGCCCGGGGCAGCACGTTGGGTTCCGGGTAGTTGTCCATGGCATCCGCGTGCTTGTTGGCAATGCTGTTGAACAGCCACCCGCTGGAAGGTTTGGGCTTGCCCTCCATCATCTCGTTTTTGTAGTTGGCCCAGTGCTGCATCCGGAACCACAGCTCGTTATCCACGATCCGCTTGTCCAGCGCCGCCTTGCCGGTCTTGTATCTCTGTAACAGCGCCGTGGCCTTCGCCACCTGCTCTGTGCCGATCACGTCGGTCATACTCTAAAAAACCTCGCTTTCTTCCCCAGCTCCAGCGGGTCATCCGGCATGGGCTGCACCGGCTCTGTCCGGGGCGGGCTGAGGGGATTCTCCATCAGCACATACCGGCACTCGTCGTAGATGTGATCCTCCTGGTCGGTGTCAATGTCCTCCACGTTGCTCTCGCTGTATACCAGGTTCGGGATGGTGCGGATAAAGTGCTTGCAGGTGTTGAACACCTGCAGCATGGGCCGCCCGTCCGCCTGGAACGCCAGCCGGTAGTGGAACTGCATCTTGCCCGCCAGCCGGGTGTGGTCGCCGGGAGCCCAGTGCAGAAAGTTCGGGCTCTTTTCCTGCATGGCAGCAATGCTCTCGCCCTGGCTCTCGTTGAAGATGGCCGGGTCGGCCACGCCCAGAATGGTGCGGCCCCGGAGCATGGGGTCGTTCTCTTCTGCTTCCCGGATCATCCTCGCCTGCTTCACAGGGTCAGCTTTGATGCCCTCGTTGGGGGTTCCGGTGCAGCCGTACAGCTCCCGGATGCGGTAAAGCCTGCCCTCTTCGTCCGCCGCATACCATCCCACGGAAAAGGGCTTCGAGTAGCCGAAATCGTACCCCCGCCAGATCTTCCAGTGTCCCGGGATGCGGAACGGGCGGATCACATGTGTCCATCGCTGGTCGTCGTAGTGGGCCGGGTCGTTCTTCCACTCGGTGAACACCTGCCCGGTAAAGCTGTCCCAGTCGCCGTAGAGCAGGGCTTTCTTCTCCGCTTCCGGCAATGCAGCCAGCGTGCCCAGGTAGCCCGGGTCATTTTCCAGCAGGGCCGCGTTGTCAAACACGGTGCTGGGGATAAAGATGCGGGTCCGCCGCTGCACGATCTCCCGTCCGTCCGGGGCCCTGGCCTTTACCATCTGCACCATCCGGGTGCCGGGCGGGGCCGGGCTGACGAACCTTGCCTTCACCCATCCGTGGCCGATGCCGCCGGGGTTGGCCGTGGCCCGGGTGTAGACCCGGGTATCGGGGCCGTTTGGTCGGTTTCGGCTCAGCAGGTAGCTGTACTCTTCCCAGGTGAAATGGGTCAGCTCGTCAAATCCGATAAAGTCGTAGGCCTGGCCCTGATAGTTGTACCTGTCCTGGGCGTGGTTCATGCTGCCAAAATAGATCTTTGCCCCGCTGGGGAAGGTCCAGCAGTGTGTGCTACTGTTGTATCGGGCTTTTGGGAAAACCGGCTTGTAATACCGCATGGTCTTGTCAATGAGCTCCCGCAGCTGGGGAAACGTCTTTCGGATGATGAGCCCCCGGTAGTGTGGGATCTCCACCTGCCGCAGGGCCTCGATCACCAGCGCGTCGCTCTTTCCGCCGCCTGCGGCCCCGCCATAAAGCGCTTCGTTCTCGGTGCGCTGCATGAACCGCGCCTGGGCGGGCTGTGGTGACCAGATCACCGGTCTTCCGTCACGCATCCTCTGTGCCGCCATCCACTTCCACCTCCTGCTGGCCGTTCGTCTCACTGGCTGCCGCGATCTCCACCATCGGCGGACCGCTCTCGCTGTCGGTGTTCTCCGCCGGGGCCATGGCAGCAGCCTTTTCGGCCACTTCCATCAGCACCTTGGCCACACCGGCCGCGTTCTTGTCGCTCATCACCCGGCCCTCGTACCGTTCCAGTTCGGCGTTCAGCCGCCTGCGTTCCGTGTCATCCAGCTGCCTGTCGTAGCTGCCCGGGCTGGCATACACCACAAGGCCGGTCTCGGTGGCATCCGCCAGCTCCTCCGGGTCATCCTTCAGCAGGGTGCCCACGGCAAAGTCCCGGGCTCGGGTGTCCTCGTCCAAACGCCGGTGCAGCCTCTCCGTGATCTGCGCCGCCCGCTGGCTCTCAGCGGCCCGGCCCTGCAAAAAGGTCACCTGTGCCCGCACGCCCAGGCTTGCCCGGATGGCGATCTCTCGCGCGGCTTCCTGCCGGGCCTTTGCAAAGGCATCACTGCGGCCTGCCTCCTCGCTCATCCAGCTGCGAATAGTCGATTCCGGCACGCCGTACTTCTTCGCCACAACGCAGATGGAGTTGGAGCCCAGCATGGCCATTACCACCTCTGCCCGGAACGCCGCCGGGTATTTCTTTCCCCGCTGCTTCCCGGCCACCGTGTTCTTGCAGTACGCCCGCTTCTTCGCCAACTCTCTCACCTGCCTTTGCAAATAGCCTATCACGTCTCGCCCGCTCAAAATACCCCGGACATTTGCCCGCCGGGCAGCAGCCCTGCATCCGCTGCACACACTGCCACGGTGCTCAGGGCTTCCAGCTCTTTGGTGTAGTAGGTCGTCCGCCCCACATACAGCCGGGCGATCACCTTTTCCTCGGGCATACCTTGCAGGTAGCGCAGCCGCAGCAGCTGGGCGCATACCGGGTCATTGCGGTCGTACCAGGCCAGCACCGCCCCGATCACCTGCGCCCAGGCAGCACAAACAGACCCCTCGCCATATCGGCGCAGAGCCTGCCGGGTCGCTTTCTTCTGCTCTTTTGTCACCGCTCCACCTTCTTTTCGCATGGGTATAACGCGCAAAATACCGGTGTTTTATCTGTCAGGTGCGAGGTTTCGCAAGGCTCTGTCCCCTGCCTCCGCGCAGTGCGTTTCCATCGTACAGCTTCCACGTCCGTCTGCACTCACTCAGCCGGATAGTTTCCCCTGCGGGGAACGCCCGCTGCGCGGGCACAAGCATCCGGCTTCACTCGCTCCGACTGCGTATGGACCCCGCAAGCGGGGCCCGAACTTTCGCAGCCTCCCGCCGACGCAGGATCACATAGCATTGCGGTTCCAGCCGTTCCCAGCCGTTTCCTTCCCGCTTCGGGCTCTCATGCAGCCCGCCGGGCTCCAGCACGATGCACTTTTCCATCTTCCAGCCGGGAAACCGCTGCTCCCACCACTTGGCATCGTTCTGCTTTTCCCCGCAGGCGGCCCGCAGCTGTTTCCGGCTCCATCTGCCATCGTTGGGGGCCTGCTCAATGGCCGGGCGCAGGTTGGCCGTTTCCACCCACAGCCGCTCCTTGTGGCCGTAGAAGTAGCCCATCGTGCCGTATTCGCCCTGCACACTCTTGCCCAGCAGCTTTTTCATGTCGATCCGATTCACGTTCATGGTGCCCAGCGGCTCAAACTCATTGGAGCCGGGGATACGCCGCCGCCACAGATCCTCCAGCATCTCCCGCCACTCCCGGCGCTGGGCCGCGGTCAGGCCCTGGCATTCCGCAAAACCATGCATGTGCAGCCGTCCTGCTTCTCCCTTGCGCACCGCCACCAGCATCAGGCGGATGTCCTCCCGCCTTGCCCCGAACCGCTTGCAGGTGGCCGCCATCACCCGCCGCTTGTAGTTCTCCACGTCTCTCCGGCAGGCCAGAATGTCCTCCGGCAGAAATGGATCCTCGTATGTACCGGTCAGGAACATTCCCGCCGGACTGAAATTGGTCAGCGCCTTTCTCTGGCGCTTGCGCAGGGAAGCCATTTTGTTCTTCGCCTTCTGCCCCTCGCTGGATTCCTTCCGCTTCTTGCCCCGGCCCCGGTGTTCCTGGGGGATGATGGAGAACACTCCGACTGCCATGTAGTCATCCCCGCACTGGTATTTTTTCTCTCGGATGTAGTTACAGCGCATCCCGGTGCCCTCCTGCTGGCTTTCACTTTCTGCTGATATTCTCTTTCCCGTGACCCCACCGTCACAGAAGTAACGGGTATACTAGCTCCCCAAAGAGGGCTCTTCCCCCTCTTTCTTTATAAAGGTATTATGAAACGTAACGGATACGGTGGACGTGTCAGTCCATCGTATCCGTTGCTCTTCATAATAGATCAAGGTGTTTAAGGCGTGGCGGGCTTTCCTTTTTCCGCCCAGTATCCGTAGGTCAGTTCCGGCTTTCCAATTTTCCGGGCCTTCTCGTTGTAGATCATCAGGTCATGCACATCGTAGGCCAGGGCGCTGGGGTCGATCACGCCGCCAATGGGCTTGCGCTTCACCTTTGCCGGCTGATCCGGCAGCTTCATGGGGTGCCGGATCCGTTTCTGGCACAGCTCCATCTCCATCCGCGTAACGCCGCCGGGCTTGTACACGCCGCCCCGCTTGCGGTAGCACTCGTGCACTGTGCCCTCGCTGCCAAACAATCCCTTGTCCTTCAGCTCTGCCGCCGTGCCCTTGCCCAGCAGGGTGCCGTCCGCACCGTAGCAGCTGTACACCCGCACCATCCGGGTCTCGGCCCGCTCGTCCGCGCTCAGGCCCTCTGCCCGGGCCCTCTCCACCCGGTCGTCCTTGGTGCTCTTCCGCTCCATCTTCCACCGGTAGTTCTTCGGGCTGGGGTTCTTGCATTTTTCCAGATTATTCCAAACACTGCTCAGCTTGTTCACATCGGGAAAATATCCCTGCTCCACCAGCTCCACGCTGGTGCCCTTGGCCACCACCTCGCCGGTGTCCCAGTCCATCAGGGTGTATACCCATCTGCATCCACTCTGCATCTTATCGTCCTCCTTGATCCTTGGCTCCCATATCAGGGGAGCTCTGCAAGGCGCTGGCATAGCCAGACCGCAGCGGTGAGAGGTTGCTTCCGGTAGCCGCGCCCGTGGTTGCCGCATCAAAGCAGGCATTCACCGCCTCGACTTTCTCCCGCATGGCCGCTTCCGACAGCGGCAGCACACAGGGCACCCGCATCCGGCTCACTTCCTGCCGCACGGCCTGAACTTCCAGCTGCCGTACCATGGCCGCGGTTTCCCGCCGCTGGCGTTCCAGCACGGCCTCGTCCGGCACATCTTCCACCTGAACATCCGTTTTGTAGGCATCCCTGGCGCAGCGGCACAGCATTTCCATGGCCACGTCCACACCATCCTGTTCCACCCACTCGTTCAGCTGGCCGAAATTTGCAATCGTCTCCTGCCGCAGCTTTTCCAGCCGCTGGGGTCCGAAACCCAGCACCTGGGCGCAGGCGGCCGCGTAGCCGCGCCATTCCAGCGTAGCGGCCTTGTCAATCGCCATCTTCAGCTGTACTTCCCGCCGTTTGCGGGGCACACCTTTCACCACCGGGATTCGAAACACGCTGACAACTCCCTCCGGCAGCAGCCCCACCAGCCACTTTTCCGCTTCGTCCAGCTGGGCTTTCCGATTCTTCGCAGGCAGGGCCATCCGCCGCATCAGCTCCCCATTGATTTCATCCTTCCGTTGGGTCACCTTGTCCAGCCGGTCTTTGCCTACGCCGAACACATCATGCAGCGCAATAGTCATGCAGGCATGGGTGAAGTCAATCGCATTCTGCTGTGCCAGCTCGATCTGGTTCTCCAGTGCCATCTTTCTTGCATCGTTTTTCATAGTTTCTCCGTTCTTCATATTCCCCGCACGCCCGGTTCCGGCCCCCACAGCTCAGGCACCGGCTCCGGGTGATCTCAAACACATGTACACACTGGGTCTTATCCATCAGGGTTCCCCGGTCTCTGCCATCATGGCGGTCAGGTCGCCCAGCATCCCGCTCACCGTGCGGGAAAGAACGTTGATCGCATCCTCCTGCAGGTCGCCGGGCAGGGCCCTCACCGCAAAGCCCGCGTTCACCATCTCGTCCTTCAACCGGGTGTTGATCCGGCTCACCTTGGCCCAGAGCTTTGCCTCGTCCGGGGTCATCTTCCGCCGCCCGGGCCGCACAACGCCCTTGATCATGGCCGTCAGCTCGTGGAACTCCTCGTCGGTCAGGCTCCTGTCGTTCCCGGCCTCGGCAATGGCCCGCGCCCGGTCACTCGGTGTCCCGGTAATCAAAATGTTCTTGTACTCTTCCAGCGTCATTTCTGCTTGGCCTCCATCGCCCGTTTCATCAGCTCTTCCATAAAAGCAGCTTCTTTCCCCTCAAAATGGCCCGTCACCGGTTTATGGCTCAGTGCCAACCGCATTTCCAGTTCAGCGACCTTTGCAAAAGTCCGAACGGTCTCCTCTTTCTGGGCGTTGTTCAAGTCACTGGGCACGCTGCTGACAACAAAACTTACTGCCGACTGCATGATCACCCGTGTAACATCCGCTGCACTCTCACCATCCTCAATGCTCAGACCGCCATCGTTTCCATTTCTGTAAATCGTGATTTTCATCCTTACCCCACCTTTCTGCCGCAGACAGCTTTCTTCACCGTGTTCTCCGGTACCTTGTGGATCTTCTGCGGCTCCTTCCGCTGCTCTGCCACCAGGCCCAGCCCGGCCAGCGCCAGGGCTGCACACCCCAGCACAATGGCCAGCAGCGTGTATCCCAGCATTGCCCAGCCGTCGGCCGCGTTCTCAATGGCCCCGCCGCAGCCTACGGCAGCCAGTCCCAGCACAATGGCACCGGCGCTCAGCACGCTGCCCGTGATTCCCTTTTTCATTTGCAAATCCTCCCACTCTGTGTTAAACTTCTGGTGATGTGTTGTCAAACCATCACCCTGGTTGGCTCGTCGGTGTTCCCGCACCGGCGGGCCTTTTTGCTTTTCTCGCATCTCTGGCCGCCTTCCATTCCTGAAATGCAGCCTCATTCTCCGGTTTTGAGTAAAAATCCTGTGTGATGTGCAGCAATTCAATAATTTGCCAGTGCTCAAAGGGCAGTTTCTGCTTTCGGTCCATGGCAGCACCTCACAGCCACTCGGCGCAGATGGTCTCCACCACAGGCTTTGCAAAGCCGATCAGCTCATCGCCGCGTTTTGCGGCCACAACTGCCGGGCCCACCAGCTCTGCCGCCGTCATCTCACTGGCGCGCTGGTTCGTCAGGGGGCGCTCCTTCATCAGCCCTTCCTCGTTCACCAGCAGCAGAATGCCGTCCACGTTCTTCTCCCGCGCCCACTCGGCGCTCAGCAAGGCGGGCACCGGCTCGATCGGCCCGCCCACCAGCTTCTGCAGGGTCTCCAGCTTCATGCTGTCACCATCATCACACTTCATGTTGAACGCCCGGTTCTTCGCCGGGATCACGATCATATAACGGTCCATGGTCTTCTCCTTTCTCAGCCAGCCTGTGCCGCTTCTTCCACGCTCACCAGATCAAAACAGGATTTCAGTTCCCGCAGAACCTTCCGCTGGGTACACTCGTCTACTCCGGCGTTCTGCATTGCCATCCGGCAGTAGCCTAGGCAGGCGGCATTGCTCCACGGGCCGTTGATATCCTGAATGCACGCCATTATTTCTTCGTACTTCATAATTTCTCCTTCTGCCCCGGCTCCCCGCCGGGGCTTTTTCATGCGCTTTTCTTCGGGTCGGTGGGGTCAAGCTGCTGGCCCGTTAGAATCTTTTTGAGATACCAACGAAGCAAAAAATATCTCGTTCACTTCTTCGGCAGTCAAACCGTAATGCTCCTGAATGGCTGCAATCTCATTCTGTCGAAACTGTGCTCCACGGTATTCATTGATTTTAGCATTCAGCCGTGAGAGGCTCATTTCGAGGAAATCCGCCAGATTTTGTTGCGATTCCCCATGCAACTGCATAACAGCATTGAGTTTTCTCTTATTCACCCTTTTTCACCTCCGTTCATCCATCCCCTTAAATATTATTCTATATTTAAGTATCTTTTCAGGATACTCAAATATTAGCATGTTGTACGAATCTTGTCAAGATATTTTTTCTTGCTTTTTAGATCATCTGTGTTATTATTAAGATACAACGTATGAAAGGGTGATGTCCTATGACCACCGGCGAACGGATACGCCAGCTTCGCATTGAGCATCAGATGACGCAGGAAGAACTCGGTGCCAAAGTTGGTGTGCAAAAAGCGGCCATCTATAAATATGAAAATGGCCTTGTTGTCAACCTGAAACGTTCTATTCTTGAAAAACTTGCATTGGTACTAGATACCACTCCCACTTATTTAATGGGAATGGAAGATGCCGAACCGGCACATGCCTCCCTCACCCCCGCCCAGACTGCCCTGCTGGACAACTTCAACCAGCTGAACGAAGAGGGCCAGACCAAGGCACTGGAGTATGTTGAGGATCTGGTTCTCACCGGACGTTATAAAAAAGCTGCTGCGCATGGCGTGGCTGCAAAGGAAGCATAAAAAATAACCGCCTTGGTCACCCAAAGCGGTTGCATTGTATATGGAGGCATATTATGTCCAGTTCATCCTATCTCGGCCATGGTGCCAAATACTGGGCAGACCGTTATTTTGAACTGCAAACACAGACCCGTACGCCGGACGATTCAAGTTCCATCGAGTGGCGAGAAAAGTATCTTGGGCTTGAAAAAAGTTGCTCACTCTACCAGTCTAAAATCGCAGATCTTCGCACCGAAGTCGAATACTTGCGACAAAAAGCTCCCCCAGAGCCTGAACTCTACGAAGGCCATAATGCTGAATACTGGTATAAACAGTATTTTTCTCAGTTAGTCAAAAATCACTCTCTTCCTAAAATTATAACTGATACATATGCCGGACAAGCTGCGGAATATTGGTACAATGCTTGTACTGAGGCCCAGAATAGATACACTCAACTTTCACTAGAAGAGCTCAAGGGAAATGTACAAAATCCCGTTCGCTATAAGGGTTCCACTGCGGAGGAATGGGCCCATTTCTATGATAACGAATGTCAAGAGAATGGCAACCTTCATCGTGAAATTCGATCATTAAATACCCGGTTAATGACTGCTTATAATTCTTCCGATTGTGACGGACATGATTCTATTTATTGGAATCAGCAAGCTAATTCATTCAGTCGGCAACTGAAAAAGCAGCAGCAACACTTCCGACTTTTATTTATTATCCTTACTATTATTGCCATCTCTCTATTTTTTGCGGGCCTTTGCGTTGGCGAAGGATATTTTGCACCTCACTATACACCGTCTTCTCCTTATATCGAAAGAGTGCAAAGAGATGCCAAATCCTCCGGCTATGATAACGGATACAATTTCGGCACAAAGGAAGGTTTCAGCGAAGGCTATCGCAAGGGTAAGAGAAACGGCTACGAACAAGGTTATAATGATGGCCTGAATCGAAAACCCAAGGACATTTCCCGTTGGACAATCGGAGATGCTGCTGCACTGCGCGAAGGCCTTACCAATACAAATAAATAACCCCGCCAGTGCGGCAATACCAGCGGGGCAAAACAATCCCATCGCCCAGGCTGCCCTGCTGGACAACTTCGACCAGCTGAACGAAGAGGGCCAGACCAAAGCACTGGACTATGTAGAGGATCTGGTTCTCACCGGACGTTATAAAAAAGCTGCTGCGCATGGCGTGGCTGCAAAGGAAGCATAAAAAATAACCGCCTTGGTCACCCAAAGCGGTTAAGTTGTATATGATGGAGGAATTCTCATGGGAGAATTTTCTTTTTCGGATCATAAGTACATCCGTGAATTTGAGGACGCGCTTAACTCAATTTCTGTGGAGGTTCGTCCTGCCAGTGATATGGCTGTCTTATCTGATGATTTTGCCACACGCAAACCCTACTGGACTTGGCTTCGACACAAAGCCATCGGTCAACTAAAAGGAAACCCTCATCTTATTATGGAGTTCTTTGGTCTAAAAGACATTCCTGCTCCCGATATTTTTGCGTGGTATTGCACAATTTACCACTCATTCCAGTTTCTTTGGTCAAGCTCTTCTTGTTTTTCCGATAACAAGCCCACTCAATGGGGTATCACAATCTTAAATTTTTTACATACTCTTACTATTGATTACGGCGTTGATGAAAAATTTATCTCTAAAAAATCAGCTCTATCGCTTTATACAGCACTCGTATCGCCCGATTTATTTTCTTCTATTCCCAATATAGATAAAAATTCTCCTTCTAGCTACTCACAACGCAAGGCAACTGGCACAAATGAAACTATAATGGGTTGCGGTTGCTTAACAGCGATTTTAGTTTTAATATTTTTCATTGTTTTCTTCTTTGATAAAACATACTAATATTTGAGGTTCAGGATAAGGAAGCATAAAAAATAACCCCGCCAGTGCGTCAACACCAGCGGGGCAAAACAATACCCCCGCCGGGCTCAGCCGGTGGGGATATGAGCATCCACTCGTATCATGGCGGGGCTTTTCACGTCTTTTGTGGAGCGTTCTATTGAAAATATAACTTTTAAGTGATATAATTCATACTGGAGGAAGTGATTTTTCTGAACAAAGATCGATTTTTGCGGTTGTTGATTGAACTGTTTTCAAAATACGAGAGTATGATAACCTTGCATTCCGCCGTGATCAGCGAGCTGCTTGCGGTCCTGAAAGGCGCAGGTGTCGAAGGGCAGTTCCTGTCAAAGCTGGAAGAGTATCTTTTCAATCTGAACTCATACGGAGATGATGCGATCAAAGGGAAAGGAGCTCCCATGGAGCACCTCGCCGGAGAAGCTCCGCTCTGTTCGATGCGTTTTCCATTTACGTCATCCAATGTTCGGATCCTGTTCGTTTATCAGGAGGGGCACCTTTACTTATTGGCTGCTTTCTATGAACGGGCAGGCAAAAAGAAAACCAGTTATTCAGCATATACTCCAATCGCAAGGCAGCGTTTAGAAGAATTGTTAAAGGAGAGATGAACATGTCCTGCAAAGCAACGTTGACTGATCTGGTGGAAGCTCTGACCCAGAGCATGTCTGTTGTAGAAACAGCTAAGACCGCGCTTCACATTGAACTCAGTCAGATCATCCGGGAGGCGCGCAAGCAGCTCAATTTGTCCCAGAAAGAGCTTGCCGAAAAAATGGGTGTAAAACAAAGCCTCGTATCCCGCTGGGAAAGCGGCGAATGCAATTACACCATCGACACCTTAGTGGAAATCGCAAATGCGCTCAAGCTTTCTGTACAGTGTCCCTTAACTTTTGATGAAGTATCTGTCTCTGTTCAGCCTTTTCCTGTGCGTTCGCAAAGTATTCATACCGTTGTTTCTGAGGAAACCGAGTTCTCAAACGCGCTCCGTATTGATTTCAAGAAAGTGGCACCGGGAGGGATCGCATCGTGAATGTCAATGAATTTTCGGCCAACATCCAATATAAAAACAGTTTCATTACAGAATGCACCATTACAAACAACTTGCTTGATATTGGCGATGATGCTGTTTTGAAAACAGACGTAAAGGTGGCAGTGAGCAATCTTTCACTTTCTGATGATGAAACAGAAAAGCTGGGCAAGGTTCGTTTGACCCTTGATGGAAGTTATTCTGTTCCGGACAACGCCGATGCCAAGCTGGAATATCATATCGTATTGATCGGCGAGTTTTGCACTTCTGCATCCACAAAAGATGAAGATTTCACCGCATCCTTGTGGCTGAATGGTTCAACCGCTCTCTATAGTATCGCCCGGGGTAAAATCGAAACAATTTCTACCACCGTCCTGAATAACGGTAAGATCATACTTCCCATGGTAAATATGATGGAGCTTCTAAGGGCGCAGTTGGGGGCAGACTCCTCAGAACATACCAATTAAAATCGTACTGCAGACCCCGCCGCGCCTCTCAACGATGCGTACCATGGTGGGGTCGTTTTTATTGCAAAAAGAATCCCCGGCAGCTCTGTACGATAGAGCCGCCGGGGCCAGATGGGGAATCTGTCTGTCGGAGAATAATCATAGGATAAGAAAACACGCCTGCTGAGCAATTTCATTGTACCATGATCCTGCTCAGCGCACAAGGAGCAATCATGGCAAGAAAAAAGAAAGTATCTCCCGGGAACCGTCTGGTTGCCTACTACCGTTACAGCGGCGGTTCCCAGCAGACCGAGCAGAGCATCGAGGGCCAGCGCCGGGACTGCGAAGCCTACGCCCGGCAGCATGGCTTGACAATCGTGCATGAATACATTGACCGGCACATTTCGGGCCGTGGTGTTGAATCCAGGCTGGCTTTTCAACAGATGATCGCAGATAGCAGCAAACATCTGTTCGATCTCGTGATCTGCTGGAAAACTGACCGTTTTGCCCGCAATCGCTATGATAGTGCGGTCTACAAAAAGAAGCTGCGAGATAACGGAGTTCGCATTCTTTATGCAGCCGAAAGCTCTGTGGAAGGGCCCGAGGGCATTATTCTGGAAGGTCTGATGGAATCCCTGGCCGAATACTATTCCGCAGAACTGGCTCAAAAGATGCGGCGTGGTATGCGGGAATCCGCATTGAAAGGAAGAGCCATCAATCCCAGCCGCCCCCTGGGGCTTACTACGGATGAACACAAGCGATTTATTATCGACGAGAAAAACGCCCCGACCATTCGATTCATCTTTGAGCACTATGCGGCCGGAGAAAGCAGCGCTTCCATCGTGGAGCAGCTGAACGCTGCCGGGCTCCGTACCAGTAAGGGCAACGCCTTCAACAAATGCAGCATTCCTCGTATCATCCAGAATGAAGCCTATCATGGTGTCTATATCTGCAAGGCCTACGATGTCCGCATTGATGGGGCAATCCCCGCCATCATCGACGATGATCTATGGAAGAGGGCTCAGAAAATGCTCACACTCAATAAGCAGCACCGCGCACCACATAGTTCCCATGCTGATTACTTGCTCTCTGGCAAGCTTTTCTGCGGTTGCTGCCACAGTCTGATGCGGGGCATCTCCGGCCACAACTGCCGCAACGATGTTTACTATTACTATGCTTGCGGGAATAAAGCTGATGGCGGTACCTGCAAAAAGAAAAACATCCAAAAAGATGTTGCCGAGAATCTTGTGGTCAATGCCATCTGTGAAAATATCCTTCGTCCAGACACTCTTGAAGATCTGGCCGACGCTATTGCCGCTGCACAGCAGGCAGATGTCAACCAGCCCGATCCAGAGCGTGCAATGTTAGAGCAAAACCTGGCTGATGTGCACCGAAAAATCAACAATATCATTGAATCCATTGAAAACGGTACTGCCAGCTCTCGTCTGTCCGCCCGCCTTGCTGACTTGGAGCAGCAGGAAAGCACCCTCAACTATCAATTAGAATCCCTGAAAGAAGTTCATCCACTCGTTCTGGATCGTGAGCGCATCCTCTTCCTATTGGAGCAGTTCCTTATCTCTCCCAATGAACGTACCGAGGATTATAACCGCAGGATCATTGATACCTTTGTAAATCGCATCGAGATCGCAGACACGGAAATGCTTATTTATTTTAATCTTTCCGAAGCGTCTGCTTCCGAAAAACAAAAAAATTCCCAGCCGAACAGTTGTTCGACTGGGAATCATCTGGTCCGAGTGGCGAGAATCGAACTCACGGCCTCTTGAACCCCATTGTGCTTCTCTCAAAAACGCAATGGACACTCCGATACCACTTGTACGCAGTATCATCAAATTTCAAAATTATTTTATCATTCTGTTTCGTTAGATGTCAAGATGTTTCGTTTCTTTTGTGGTCAAATTGTGGTCAACCGACCCTGACAAATGACCTTTCTCCCCCGGCTAAGTTACATCGCGCAATTTCGATTTTCATCAATCGAAGTTGCGCTTTTTGTTTGCACGAATTATCTATAAGGAGGACTTGTCAACCATGTCAATGAATTATCGCTGTTTTTCATCCTTGACAGAATCGTATGACCCTTGACTACTTTTACGGACAGGCCGGAGAACTCTTTTCGTTCTTCCGCATTCCAAAGGCTCTTTTTCAGGAGCAGCGGTTTCAAGATCTGTCAACCGATGCAAAGACCCTGTATGGCATCCTGCTTGACCGCATGAGCCTTTCTGTCAAAAATGAATGGTTTGACAAAAAAGGCCGAGTGTTCATCATCTTCACGATTGAGGATGTCAAGAGGACTTTGCGTTGCGCAGACAACAAAGCGACCAGACTGCTCCGGGAACTTGAAGAATTTGGTTTGATTGAACGAAAACGTCGAGGGCAAGGAAAGCCATGTTTGGTGTATGTGAAAAACTTTTCGTCAGACCTTTCAAATGAGCGTGTCCAGAATCGTGAAAATCACGAATCTGGAAGTCCTAAAAACGCTTGTCAAGACCCGCCCAAATCACGATGTAATAAGAATAAAAAGAGTAAGACAGAGCGGAATAATACGAATCCTATCCTTTCCGATGAATCGGAGAAAATGAAGAATCGTAAACTGCTCGAAGAATATTTTTCACGTTCTTTGGAGATAGAACTTCTTCTCCGGCTTTACCCGGATGATGAAGATACCATCTATCAGATCGTAGATTTGCTGGTGGACACCTGTGACAGCAAGCGTAAACTCATAAGAATCGCTGGCGATGATAAGCCCGCCGAAGTTGTGCTCAGTCGGCTAAAAAAGTTGAATGCAGACCACATCCGCTTCGTACTGGACTGTCTGGCAGCGAACACTTCCCCGATACGGAATATGAAGCAGTACCTTCTGGCCGCACTATTCAATGCTCCAACCACAATACAGCTCTATTATCAAAACAAAGTCAACCATGATTTAGCAGCTCGGAGGTGATGAAAATTTCCAAAAAGGCAACAACGATAGCCGTTATCAACCAGAAAGGCGGCACGGGCAAAACCACCACCTGTGAAAATTTGGGCGTAGGGCTTGCAATGGAGGGCAAGAAAGTTCTGCTTGTGGACGCTGACCCACAGGGTTCGCTTACTGTCAGTATGGGCTGGCAAGACCCGGATACACTGCCCACTACACTCTCCACTCTTATGCAGAAAGCCATGAACGACCAGTGTATTCCACCCGGCGAAGGGATTTTGCACCATGCGGAGGGCGTTGACCTTATCCCGGCCAACATCGAACTGGCCGGACTGGAAGTGGCTCTGGTGAATACCATGAGCCGGGAGAAAGTGATGAAACAGGTGTTGGAAAGCGCAAAACGCGAGTACGACTATATTCTGATTGACTGCACTCCCTCTCTCGGTATGCTGACGGTCAATGCGCTGGCAGCGGCAGATTCCGCACTGATTCCGGTGCAAGCACAATATCTTTCGGCAAAAGGGCTGGAGCAGTTGCTTCAAACCGTGCAGAAAGTAAGGCGGCAGATAAACCCGAAACTGAAAATTGAGGGCATCCTGCTCACCATGACGGACAGCCGCACCATCTATGGGCAGCAAATCAGCAATCTGATTCGGCAAGCCTACGGAAAGCATTTGAAAGTGTTCGACCAGACAATTCCCCGTTCTGTCCGCGCTGCCGAAACCAGCACGACCGGAAAAAGCATTTTCCAGTATGACCCGAAAGGCAAAGTGGCAGAAGCCTATCATTCCATCGCAAAGGAGGTGCTGACTAATGCCGAAAAACAGCTTAAACGTGTCGCTGAGAGGGGCAGATGACATTTTCTCCACCGAAGAATCCCGGCAGGAGCAGCAGCGGGAACAGGTGCAGCAGATTCCTATTGGAGAGCTGTTTCCTTTCAAAAACCACCCCTTTAAGGTTTTGGACGATGAATCCATGCAGCGCACGGTGGAAAGTGTAGAACAGTACGGCGTGCTTTCTCCGCTGATTGCACGTCCACGCCCGGAAGGTGGCTATGAGATCATCTCCGGGCACCGCCGCCAACACGCTGCACAGCTTGCCGGGCTGGAAACCCTGCCGGTCATTGTCCGTCAGATGGACGATGATGCCGCTGTTTTGCTCATGGTGGACAGCAATCTCCAGCGTGAGAACATCTTGCCCAGTGAAAGGGCTTTCGCCTACAAAATGAAGCTGGAAGCTCTAAAAAATCAAGGTGCTAGGTCGGATTTAACTTCGCCGCAAGTTGCGGCGAAGTTCCGCAGCGATGATGCAGTTGCCAAAGACCAAGGCATAAGCGGTGATACTGTTCGACGCTATATCCGCCTGACCAACCTTGTACCTGAACTGCTGGACATGGTGGACGAAAAGAAGATTGCCTTCAATCCCGCTGTGGAGCTGTCGTATCTCGACACGAACCAACAGCGGGATTTTTTAGAAGCGATGCAAGACACCCAGAATGCGCCGTCCCTTTCCCAAGCGCAGCGGCTTAAAAAGCTGGCGCAGGAAGGGCACTTCTCGTATGACGTTGCCTTTGCGGTCATGGGAGAAGAGAAAAAGGACGAGCTGGACAAGGTGGTTATCAAAAACGACACCCTGCGGAAATATTTCCCTCGCAGCTACACCCCAAAACAGATG